GTTTCCCAATTTTTGTACAGCAATACGCCGATAGCGATAAGCGCACCGATTCCTAGACATACAAGTGTGATTGGACTCGTCAAAAAATTAACTGCTACACCAAGTGCAGTAATTAACGGTGTCAATACACTTGTTCCTGCCGCCAATGCGGCAAATGCACTTACTACGCCTTGAATTATTCCGGATATTGCAAATGCCGATCCCAAAGTCCCAACTACAACAGCAAAATTTTCGACAGCAGTCTGATGATTCTTTATCCAGTCACTAACCCCATTTAAGGCTGATGTAATACCTTTCAACGCGCCTACTATAATACCTCCGGTCCATGTTGCAATAGGCTTCAAAAATTTATCCCACAGCCATTTACCCATAGGTTTTAACGCTGAAATTGCTGAATCAAGAACTTTTATAGCTGCCGCCAGCAAATTAAGAAATGTTGGTATCAAAGTACTTATAGTCCATGATGCCATAGGGAGCAAAATATTATCCCAGAACCATTCGATACCGTCAAATATGTCGGCAGTTAAAGGATTTAATGCGGATGTTACATTTTCAAATGATGTAATGAGCGGTGAGAAGTCAATGTTCTGCGCCCATTCAACAGTGTCTGCCGTTATGTTTTCAATTGTGTCGAGTATATCATTAAAAATATCAAGAATGTCCTGAATAATTTTTGTACCACTGCTATCAGACCAAGCGGAGGAAAAATTGCGTGACACATATCCGATTGTATTATTAATGTTTGTCCATATACCGAGTAAATGTTCAGAAATTTGTTCGCCCGTTCCGTTACTCCAAACATCGGTGAATGATCCGCCTATGCTTTTGATAACACTCCATACACCCTCGAAAGCAAATCTCATACTATCTGTTACCTTGACTCCATTTTTATCCCAAGCTTGTTTAAATGGCGTAAAAATAGTATTAAAAGATGATTTTACCCAATAAAAAAAATCTTTAAGCTTTTTATCGGCATCAGATGTATCAACATCTACAGTAGTGGAGATCGTATTGCCGCTTAGAGTACCGACCACTGGCGATGCATTTGTATCAGATGAGGAACTGTTGTCCGCCAGCTTATTTATCTGATCAAAGCTTGCAAGTGCATTTTCTTGAGCCTCGACAGTAGCTTCAGCCGATGTTGCCATATCGGAATAATTTTCCGCCGCCTGCGAAGAACTTTCAGCAACTCCATCTGTTGTATTCATCAGTTTAATTCCAAACACCTCAGAAAGTGCTTTAACTGCTGAATTAGCAACAGCTGTCAAACTTTGCAATTCCGCTGTTATGTTTTTTACAACTGTTACAGCACCAGAAAGAACAGGCTGTCCTATTACAGCAAGCAACTGTTTCCAAGACTCTTTCAGATTACCGATGACATTTTCCCAGCCGTCTGCTTCTCGCGCGGCTTGTCCCTCCGCTCCAGAAAGAGCATTTGCATCCTTGACCATTTGCAATAGTGTAAGTTGCTTCTGAGCTTCGGATAATTCCATAAATGATTTTCCATAGAGTTTATTAGCCGCTGTGTTTCGCGTAGTTTCTGTACAACTCAAACCCAAAGCAGCATCGTTTTCAAAGTTGCCTTTCAAGAACGATTTTAGGCTTTCTGCAGTATCTTCAAGGCTTCGATCGTAATATGCCGCACTGTCTGCTGTTACCTGCAACGCTTCTTCCATCATTTTTAGAGCACTAACTGAATCCATACCCGTAGTTTTAGCAAAAGCATAAATAGATGTGCCTACATTTTGAAGTCTTGTCTGAAGAATGCTACTGTTATCAGCTACACTTTTCATAGCATTATCTGCAGCAGATTTTAAAGTTCCAAAAGTCTGTTGCATTTGAGAATTTGCAGCATTTATATCTGCAGCAGCTTCAAGAGCTTCTTTTCCACTGAACACAGTACCAAG